TGCAGGAATTAAAGTTACATAACCATCTGGGAAGAATTTATGCTCTACTTTTGACTCATCTAAGAATTTCTTATCATAAATTGCTACTGTAAGTCCTAACTCTTCCATTAATACTTTTCTTAAATCTCCATCACTAACAAGTACTTTTGCACCATTCATGATATCTGAGTAAGTTAATGGATTAACAGCTCCTTTAATTTCTTTAGTAGCTTTCATTAAATTCCATGTATAAGTATTAATAATCATTCTTGTAGGTTTTACACCTGTAGCAGTTAAGATAGCTTCTTGCATTTGTCTTAAATCTTCTAATGGTGTAGCAGTAGCTGCAGCAGTCCATAATGATGTACCACTTAATTGTGTAAAGTTATGACTTGTCCAATTTCCATCTACATCATAATTATATGTATAATCTACATTATTTGCTACAATACTAATTCCACCAGAAATAAGTAATTGCATTCTCATTCTTTCACTTTGAATTAGAGCACCTTCGATTAATTGTTTTCTATCATCAAATATTTCACTAATAATAGTTTCATATAATCCTTGGCTATCATTTTCTCTAAATCTTAATAATTCTTGACGATCTCTTTCTTTGATTGTCATTGATTCACGGAAGAATGGCATTTCTGTTTCAATCTTTTTAACACCAATTCTATCGCGTACTGTTGCTTTTGTATCAAAAGCACTTGGTTTTAATGCTATTGGTAATCCTTTATAACCTTTAATCCAAGCTAGATCTAATCCCATTTTCTTTTTAGCTGGGAATAAACCTTCACCTAAATAAGGAATACGATTACTAACAGTTTCATTCCAAAAAGCTGAAAGTGCTTTAGCACTAACTAATTCCATAACACTATTCATAATCTATTTTCCTCCTATTCATATTTTTCTAAATTAAGCTTCATAAGCTATTTCAATTTCTGTATCATCGTCATCATCTGCTGTTAATGCAATATGACTACCAGCAGTAATTGATCCTACAGCTGAACCTGGTTTATAATCGATGCTTTCATCAGTCATAAAGAAGATTCCTCTTAATGCAGCTTTTGCTGATTCACTAACTTTAAATGGACTTAATGGATTTGTAGTTAAGTTAGCTTCAATTTTATCAAGATTTAATGTTCCTTGATATACACCAGCACCAACTTTATCACCTGCTGTTACATCTATATCTTTTAATAGAACATAACGAGCAGTACCATCATTTACAGGTAATACTGTATCACTTGGTTTAACAAATGCTCTACCTTGTGCATCTAGTAATGAACCTGCTTTAACAATTTTACGTCCATTTGCATCAGTTGGAACGTTATCTGATTCAACCATTACTGGTCTTGCAGCATATGGAGCTAAGTTAAATAAAATATCAATACTTGTTCCATAACTAGTTTGTTTAACTTCCATTATATTTTCCTCCTATTCATAATATAATTTATTAATTTCCAAAATATACATTTTCAGCACTTGCTTTTATACTTTCATTTTGCTTACTAGCTAATGACTTAGCAAAAGCAACATCTGCTGTATCTGTACTTGGAGTTCCTTGATCACCATTTTTAGGTGAAGCTCCTTTAACAACAGTAGTATTATTTGGATTATTACCATTGTTACCATTATCTGTTATAAATAAATAACTATCAGATTTTTGTAAATCTTTTAATTGCTCATTTAAACCAGATTTTACTTTTCCATCTTCAGTCATAACTATATCATCCATTTTTAATAATGACATTGCTACACTTACATTATGGACTTTACCACTAAGTTCTAATTTAACAGCATTTGATTTTCTTTCAGCATTTAACTTATTTTCTGCTTCTTTAGCAGCATCAGCATTTGCTTTCTTTAAATCAGCTATCTGTTTTTTAAGATCTTCATTAGAATCATTATCATTTTGTAATTTTTCTAATTGAGTATCTCTTTCCTTAATAGTATCTTTTGCACTTTTTAATTCATTATTAACTTCATTGAATCTTTCTTTGGTAACATATATACCATCAATTACATCTCCGAAGTTATCAACTACTTTTTGTGCTAATTCATCTGTTAATCCTAATTTAATTAACTTATCTTTCATAAATAATCTCTCCTCCCATTATTCCGCTTTTTTCCGAGGTAAGCGACCTCGAATGAAAACTTTAATTATTTATTCATTAATTATTATATGTTCTAAAAAACAATTTTTATATTGTCTTTATACTCATTTTATATTAATTGTTCTAAATAGTATATCTTTATACTATCCTTTGTTTTTATATCTATTATTTGGAATGTACTATTCCTTTTAAATATTACCTCTTTATTAATTTTATAATTATCTACTTTAGATCCTACATCTCTTCCTGTTTTACTCTTTATAATAAATCTATATTGAGTGTTATCATAATATTTATCTTTTTTAGTACTAAATAAATATTTTTTAGGAATCCATATATCTCCAACCTTTTTATTTTCTAAAGGATTATTATTACCTTGTCTTATATCTGTTGTAACTTCTCCTTCATAAAAAGGTAGTTTATCTAAAGCTTGATCTATTTTATTTATCTTTTCTTGTGTTTTAGAATCTATTTCTAATTCATTTGCCAATTTATTATTGATATCATTAATAACTGGTCCTTTTGCTGTTAATAATGTTTCTTTATCTTCTCTTGGCAATATTCTTTTTTCGTTTGGATTACTTATTTTATATGTATCTGTTTGAGCGTTTATTGTTGGCTGTATTGCTGTTGGAGCTGTTTGTGTAGGATATGTACCTACTGCTTTTACTAATGTGCTAATATCATTTCTTTTACTTGCTAATGCTTTTGCTTGTTCTTTATTTCCTAAATTCTCAGCTAAATATTGTTCATAATTTTTATATTTACCTATTTTGGATTTATTATTCTCATCTCTATATACTCTTTCTGTCGCTTCTTCTCCTTCTTCCATATAAGGAACAATTCTAGAACGACAATAAGGATGAAGAGGTGGAACATTTAAACCTATTTCAGCATCTTCTATATTAAATACTAATCCATCCATACTTCTACATATTTCTGATGTTCTATTATCTAATGTAGCTAAGAATTGATATTTACTTACTCCCATTTCTTTATATTGATCTAATAATGCTTGATTATCCATTCTTGCTGATTCTGTTACTATTAATCTATATGCTTGCTTTTCACTGCTTTCCATTCTTTCAGATAATGCTTTTGCCATTTGATCATAACTTTGACCCTTAGCAAGACCTTTTATTAGGGTATCATCTAAAGCTTCTGCTAACATATCTTTATTTTTCCATATTTTAGAACTAAAATTACCTTCTCCAGCCCAATCTTGAGCTAATAAATTATGTAATCTTTCAGGATCTAACTTAGCAAATGTTTCTGTTTGTCCTTCTTGATATTGAAAATAATAATCACTATCTTCATATATCTTTGCTAAGAACTTTCCTCCTGTCTCTTCCATATCTATATTATAAACTACATTCTTTATTTCTGTTTGTAGTTGGTTTAATACTGAATGTTTATGCATTATGCTTTGATTCATTAAGTAATCTTTATACTTAACTGCATCTTCTTTGGCCTTGCTAATATAATCTAATAAATCATTCTTATAGGCTTTTTCTGCGTCTTTTGGTAATTGCTTGTAGGCTTGTTCTAGGGTTAAATTATTATTCTTTGCATATTTTTGATAAGTTACTGCTAATTTCTCTTCTATTTGCTTATTTGCTGTATCATAATATTTCTTTAATCTTTTATAATAATCTTCTTCATTTTCTACTACTCTTTTTTTACCATCTAATAATCTCTTTTCCCAATAATTAGAATTAGAATCTATTAATTTTTGTATCTCCTCTGAATTCATAGATTATTACCTCCTTCTTATTGAGCTTTATTTCCATTATTTACCGCGTTTTGATTTCCTTGATTATTTATATTGTTTTGATTATTTTGAACGTTATTTGCTGGATTTATTGCTTGATTACCAAATTGTTTCATTTGTTCTTCTAATTGTTTTTGCTCTTCTTTTTCTTCTTTTTCTATAGCTTTTTGAACTTCTTCTAAATCTTCAACATATGGATGTTTAGGTAATAGTATTTCATCTGGAATCATATCTCTAGAATTATTAATATTCTCAATTACTTCATTCTCATTAATAATTAATGTTCTATTAAAGTTAAATGTTACTTCTTCTTCATTATAATCTTTATGATCCTTTAAATTAATATCAAAATCTATAAAGAATAATAACCATTCAAAGAATACCCTTAATTCTTGTTCTAATTCTTCTGAATCTAGATCCAAATCACTATATAAGAATTTTAATCCTACACCTGATTTATCTCCAGTGTTATCATTTTGCATATCTGCTCCAGCACCATCTTCATATGCATCTTTTCTTAATCTATCTAATAATGAATTAGTATTAGCTCCATCATATTTAGTTTCTAATGAACTTACATCTCCATCAGGATCTACTATAACAGCTCTATATTTACTTATATTATCCATTAAATCTTTTAAATCTGTTCCACCATATCCTTTAAATACTTTAATTACATCAGGAATATCTATAATAATATCTACCATTGCACTTATTAATGCTTCATATTCATCTTGATATGATTTAATGTATTTAAGTAATGATTTTTCTTCTTCATTATATTTTAATGGTACCCAAGGTAATATATCCCAAACCATTTCTTGTGGTTCGAATACTATATTTCCATTTTCATCTAATTTATAAGTAGTTTCTACTATATTACCATTATCATCTTTAATTTCTTCTGTAGCTGGTTTATATAATATAAAGTTACCTTCTTCTTTAGGTCTTTCTGAATCTCTAGTAAATCCTTTATCTTCTTTTATATAATGAATTACTCCTTTATGAGAATAATAATCAGCATAAGTTACTGTTTTCTTTTCATCACCCTTATATACTTCTATATCATAATAATGTATTAATTGATCCAATTTAGTATGTTCTCTATCTGCCCAGAAAGGTTTTACTTGATTTCCTGGAACTCTTCTAAAACATAATTCTCCATTTTCATCATAATAAGGATTAATCCAGTTAATTCCTTCTTTTATTGATTCTTTTAATAGATTAAATACTAATCTATAGAATGGTTTAGTAAAATATCTATCTTCTAATAATGCTTTATAATCATCTTTATCTGTTGTTATACTAAATGGTTTACCTAATAAATATGTTACTTTTTGTCTTGTTAATTTACGCATAAAGTTTTTATGTAGTTTGGCATTATGTAATTTATTGTTTTTACCTGATTCTGTACCAGCATAATCAAATCTCTCTTTTTTATCTATTTCTGATTCATTATCAAAATACTTAATACCATCTATCATTAATTTTCTTTCATTTGAATCTTTAAATTCATTATAGACTTTATTTACTAATTTATCTACTTCTATATTTGTAGCTGAAACATTATAAGTATCTATAGTATCTTTTTTGATATCTTGATCTGTATTAGTATATACTATTTGATCTCCACCCAAACTATTATTTAACATTGATCTCTTTTTTGGCATAATCTATTCCTCCTATCACATTATAATTATATGTTTCTTCCCATCTTGAACATTCTGAGCTGATCCTTAAACAGCAAAATAAGAATAATAATATCATCTTTTACCTCTTTTCTTTGTTAATACCTTATTATCTCCTAATGAATTTAATTCTCTCCGATAATTCATTAATTCCTTTTTAATCTCTTTTAATAGTTCTGTTTTAATATAAATAAGTCTTTTTAATTCCTTTTCTCTATCTCTTTCTTCTTTATTCATATTAATCCTTTCTAGAATCTAAATGATCTTACTCTTACACCTTCTGTTGCATATCTTAATGCATCCATTAAGTGGTTGAATTCATCTATTGGTTCATTTAATAGTTTTTCTGTATCTTTATCTTTTTTCCAAGCGTAATTATTTAATTCTATTATTAAATTCTCACATTTTGGATGTACTATTAATTTATAATCTTTTAATCTACTAATACCTTGTCTAATACTATCTTTACCTTTTAATGCTGCTCTTGCTCCATTAATTCCATAATATTTTAATTCATCAATTGATTTTGGTTCTGCTGAATCACATCTTATTATTTCTTTTTGATATCCTTTATAATGAAGCATTTCTGCTAACATCTTATTTGTTTGTCCTACTTTATAGAATTCATCAAATATATATATTCTTAGATTCTCTTCATCTACTATACAACTTACTAATGCCGCAACATCATTTGTATAACCAAAGTCTAATCCAAATCTCATCTTTAGATTTGTTTTACCATTAATATTTACTGATTTTCTTATTATATCTTTATAATCAAAATTCATTGTTGTCCAATTAGTGAATATTAATCCTTCTGATATTCCCCAATTACCTAAACCTTCTATATTAAATGCTATTGGATTATTAACTCTTGTTAAATTAAATAATCGTAAGTCTTCTTCATCTAAGAATTCATTACATGCATATATTGTTGTTCCTACAAATATACTTTCCATTTTATTTGTAGCCCATTTATTTATTGTTTTTCTTTTACCTGCATTATAGTCATCTAATTCATCTTCATTTATATTTACATCAGGACATTTATCAAAGAATCTTCTCTTTAACCAACTTTTATCTGACCAAGCATTGAACGTAAATGTTATTTGTTTCCATAATCCATGAGATTCTAATTCTGATCCATCAGGCATTTTACCACGAATAGATTTATCTACTTTATCAAAATCTGATTCTGATTCTATCTGGAATGCTTCTTCAAACCAAGCCCAACATAATACACCATGTGGAACTGAAAATGATGTAATATTAAGTGGATCATCAAATCCTCTAAAGAATATCTTTTGATTAGTACTTTTTCTAGTAATAGTTAAATCTCCATTATCTGATTCTGAGTAATACCAATCTCCTTTTACCTTTAATCTATTAATAGCCCATATTAGATCATTTCTTGTAGATG